ACATTGACCAATAGTGACTAAATAGAACTGATAGGTGGCTTGTACATCATTTACACAATATTCTTCTGTTTGTAACAGTTCTACAGTAGTCATATCTGTTTTACTGTGATGTATAGGCATTTCTTCTATATTTTCAAGATCCATCTCAAACTCTAGCCTCTTCAAGCTCACCATCCTATTCTTATTTGAAAAGTGATGGATTTCAAAAAGGTCTATTATTTTAAAGCTAAGCTGGTTTTCTCTGTATTTGGGTAATACACCATAATTTGAGTCATGTATTGTATCACTTGCTAATTGAGCTATAATGCTACATATTTCTAACCCAGACAACTCATGCCATTGGTCAGATGTTCGTAAAACAAATTCTATAACCTGACTATCAAACCTGAGTCCATTATATGTGACAAAATAATGATCTTTCTTTTCCTCAAAGTAAAGAACCATTTTATCAAGAGTGTTTTTCCATTTACTCACTTCAAAATTATGCCATTCTTCTTTCTGTGGATCATAACAGACACAGAGAAAATATTCTTTCATAGTCTCTATGTCTGTAATTATTACTGGTAGGTTCATTTTACAATCTTTAATGTTTTTAAATAGGTTCCTCGTTTTACTGCTGTTGATACAGCTCCTTGATTAACATTCATAATGTTAACAAGATCTTTAGAGGTTGCTGTTCCTACAAACGTTCCAAAACATGTATAAATCTTATAAGGTCCTTCACATTCATTGATTTTAAGAAATGCATCATCCCAATAAGCTTTTACATCACTTAAAGAAACATCAATGTCTGAAAAGAAATACATGCTAGATTTTGAATCTATCAATGTCTTTTTTGGATTAATATTGTTCATTTTTCTATGTACGTTTGGAGCAACTGTTTCAAATTCCTGTGCACATTTATACAAATCTGAGAAATCTTTATAAAAATCACCATATATTGTATGTACTCTAACAGGTCTTTTGTGAGCACCAATGCTCATTTTAGTTTTTGTTTCATCAGACACTGCACATTTTCCATTAGGAGCTGTTGGATCAATGTTATAACCATGATTTCTATCATGAGTATTTAACATCTTACACCAATAGTTTTCTTGAGAATAAATAAACTGTTCATCGCAATCTTCTAGTGTATCAAATATGAAGTTTTCTTCTCCATATTTATTGAAAGCACTCTGTAAATGAATATTGTGATGGTTGTTTCCTCTGAGCATCACTTTATGATCACAGAGTCTGTTGTAAGTGTCTTTAGAAGCACCTATATAAACCTTATTGTTTATCTTATTCTGGATTATGTATACACCAGGAGTACCTTTCTTTCTCATTATGATATTATCTTAATGAGCAAATGTATAACAAATGTCTGAAACTACCAAACTTATTTAGATTTTATTTCTCTCAAAACTACAACTATCTCTTTTAACCAATACGATATAGTCATTGAAGAAAAGAATATCACTAATACCAATAATGCACCCATAGCGTTATTCATGTATCATTGGAGGTGGTGTTTCGTTAGGAATCTCTTCTTGATGAGGTATTGACTGGCTTCTATCAATGGTTTCAAGTATATCTAATAAGTTTTCCACTGTTTCTATTTGTGACTCAAATAACATTTTATTAGTTCTTAACCTCCTGAGTTCCATTTTTGTGCGTTCAATTGCTGTTTCTATTTTGTTCATGTTGTTTGGTTTTAATTTATGTACTTACATCTATTTAATAAGTCTTTGTAACTATCATGACTGCCTATGAAATAATACTTTTCTATTTTTCTATCAATTCTAGAAAAAAGTTGTTTGCTACCACAGTTCCCTAGAACTGGTAGTAAGTAGTCGTATTGCTTCTTTGTTAGTTGGAATGAATAGTCTTTCATTTTATTCTTATTTAAAAGTTTTATTATAATATTCTTCTGCTCTATCTGAATCTTCAGATGCTTCCCAATTAGCATTTACTATTTCTTGATGATGAATTTCTTCATAGTTTTCTAAATCAACAGATAAGTTGTCTATCATTAACTCTCTTGCCATTGTTTGAGGTTCTGATTGAATAATTTGTACTCTTCGTTTGATTTCTTCAATCAGTCGTTCTATACTACTTTGTTGTTTCATAACATCTATTTTCTAATGATGTGATGTATCAATATATCTATGTCTTTTGCATTAAGAACACCTGCTGTGTTCTCATTGTCCCAGTATTTTGTATAAACTTCTCTGGGAATAGCATACCAAAGCTCATCGAAGTGGTTGTAATGAAATACGTAATTGTAAAGCTGTTCCATAATTAATTAGTTTAAGAATTCCCAAATATAGTTCTCTTTCTCAACATCACATTTGTGACATTTACATTTAACTCTTGAGCCACTGTAGACATACATAATCATCCACTTGTGACCCAGAAAATAACATCTGGCTTTTTTTAATAGCTTTTTCATTGTGTTTGGTTAATGGTGTGTGTGTGAAATAGTGGACCTGCAGAGATTCGAACTCTGGTCTCCAATTGAAGTCAATAAACAAATTTATTACATGCTTAGTACTAATGTCAAGTTTTCTGTTCGAAAAACTTGACAATTTGCACCGTAAGGGATGACCGCTTGAGGTCAAATCTCCACCACCTAGTTTTGACATAACTAGGAAAACACTGCTATTTTCTGTTTCCAGGTATAGCTACCCAGTAGAGTTAGGCTGCGATTGCAACTTCACCGAAGATAGATGCAAGGATTGCATCACCTTCTGCTACACGAGAAGATTGTGTCTTGTCGTTTGTTTGCTGTACACAGATTAAAGAGATGTAGTACGTGTCTCTGCATGTTTGCTTACCACTCACAACTGGATCAATTCCAGTCAGGCCCTAAATTTATAATGTTATATTGAGTCTACGAAGCACTTTATTGCACTTGTTCATGTACATATCATCAGTGCTATATAGATTGTCAAATGATCTATGAGCATGTATTACATCACTGTGATCATATCCTTCAATTGTATCACCCACCTCTCTAAGCATCATATTAAGCTTAAATACACATATTTTACAATATATCTTCTTAGCCTCTGCATAGTTTCTTTGTCTGCTCTTTTTATTTCTGAAATCAACAGGAGCATTCATTTCTTTGATTATTACATCAGCAACATCGTCTGGTGTAAAATTATGATAATTGTCTAAATATGGATACTTTTCCTTGTCTAACATAAAATGTTTTAAAATTGGGTATGTATACGGTGAAATCATCATTTCTTTTTCTTTTTATAGAATGTTTTTGTTTCCTCATCATAAAATGGAGTTCTCATATACTCATATACCATCCACACCACAATTGCAATAACAATTATTAGTATTTCCATGTTAAACTATTGAGAATTGGTCCATATAATCCTTTTCTTTCTTCTTATTAGCTGCTTTCAGCTTATAGCATTCTTTGCATCTAGATGCATATCCAGTTGATGCTGCATGTCTTAAGTGAAACTCAGACACATCCTTAACCTTCTTACAGCCTGTACATTTCTTTTCTTTCATACCATCAAAATTAATAAAAAAAATGGGAAACACCACAAATAAATGTGATGTTTCCCTGGTTAATCAGGAGAAACGTTTTAACCTAATGGTCATCTTCCTAGTTCCATCAGATGGAATGTAGGTGAATCTGTTTCTCTCCACTACTATCCTGTTCTTCTTTTTTGCTGAGAATATAGCATCTATTAGCTTGCTGGCTAATGCGTAATCTCTCTGATTGAATGCTGAGGAATAAACTAGTGTTACTGACATACTATATGGATTTAATTGGTGACTACATCATCCAACTGATTTTTATAGAAGCAAGCAATGCTTATTAGTCTTTCAACTAATTGATTTTCAGACATTTTTGCAAGTTCTATAACATCAGCCATTGTTTCATACTCATCACTAGACAAGTTGAATATAGCATCGATTAGGAGATCTCTCATGATTAGAAGTATAATCTAACATGATCAGTGTACATTACAGCTCTTTTAGGCTGAATGTCAAATGTAAATCCTGCAGGAATTACAACTCCTTCATTTGATTTTGTCTTCTTTACAGGAGTTTTTTCAGCCTTTTGCTCTCTATATGTGAATTCTTTACCTTGTTTGATAAACGTAATCCTCTGATAGACAGAGCTTATGGTTCTACCAAACTTCTCAGCAGCCCATATAGCAGCTTCCATATCAGTTTTAAACTTGGTTATACATGTTTTAAGTGCATTGTCTTCAGAAATTGTCCAGAATTTAATTGTGCGTTGATTGTCTCTTTGATACCAATGCGTGTTGAGAATGTCATTATGAAGTTATCTTTGAATTTCTTCAAATGTTCCTTCATATATCTAACAGATACGCAATAATCAAGGTCAAACAGTACATTTTGTTTAATTTCAGCATTAAGAATGTTACCAAACTTGTAACTTACGGGATGTTTCACCTCTGTTAACTGTTTCATAGCTATAGCAGGCTCCATTTCCCATATCTCAAAGATGTCATAACCTTTTGATTTACACCACTTAATGTAATCATTGATGTCTGGACCAGCCAGTCCTACAATAGTATTAAATGTAAAATAGTTAAATAGAAATTCTCTTACAGCGTGCTTTTTTTCTGAGTTTAAATACGTTTTTTTAGTCATGATTTCAATGTTTAAGCGATTTCTAGTTCTTTTTTTGCTTTACGTGTATAACCTTCTTTCTTAAAATCTTTAATCCAAACGAGTTTTCTATCTTTAAATGCTTCTCCACAAGGCTGTAATCTAAAGTGACCTCTCACTTTAAATTCTTCAGATTTAACAAGAGTGGTAAACCATGTTGAATTCATTATTTCAACACTGTAATCACTTTGGTTATGGTAATTACACTTAAATAGTTCAGCTTTTGATTTAGGTTGTAGTATTCTTGTTTCAACTTGTGCATACTTTCTAAAGAGCTCAAATAATATTACTAGTTGGTAATAATATGTATCTATACGAACTGTCATATCTTTTTGAGAAACATCACCAACAATCTCCATAAATTCTTTCATTTTGTAAAAATGTAAAGGATTTATAAATGAGTGTGACTTTTGACCTGAAATCTGTTTACGAAGAGACAACAATGTTCTATCTTTATCAAACACAGCAATAAATACGTCATAATCATAAGCTTCTGGACGTTTACTGAAACAATAATAGATAATCTCGTTTGCAATAATAACTCCTGAATAAACAACATAATTTTCTAAAGATGTCCAAACCTTGACATCTTTTGTAAACTGAGGCATTGTATCTGCCATTGCTTCAGCAAAAGGTTTAGTTATTACTCTTATAGGTAAAGAAGTATTATCAAAGTTCATAATACTATTGATCTGTGTTTTCAAATCTTTGTTTAGCTCTTCTTTATCTGGTAGACTCAATGAAATTATGTCAGCATAATCAGGAATACATTTCTTCTTTAACCAGTTTACCACTGGTATGTTGTTGATTTTTTGTTTCATTGCCTTCTATGTTTAAATTAAATAATAAAGAAAAGCCCCAGCATTTGCCAGGGCTCTCTGTTCACCATTAACCACCAATATAAACTGTTTGTCTATCATATAGCATAGACACTTTAAACTCTTTGAACCATTCTTCTTGAGATGGTCTGTTCTTTGGATAGGTTGATTTGAACTTCTGCTCTATAGTGTAGACAGAAGGCTTATCTCTTTCTTCCAATTTGAACCTAGCAATAATATATTCAGCAAAAGCTTCTAGTTTAGCTGTTGCTTTGTTGTCTAATAAAATAAGTAATTTCTTCATTATCAATGTTTTATACCACCTTCGTGGTTGAAATTGTTAAAAATCTGATCATCATTAGGCTCGTCATCAGCATCTTCATCTATCTCATAGTCATCATCATCTTCTGCATATGCTAACACAACCTTGTCTTGAAATAGAACAACATCATCATCCTCATCCACTTCAATGAATAAATATCCATTGTCATATTCTAGAATGTTATTGATTTGCTTTATTTCAATGTCACATAGCTCATCACAATGCTCACCCTCATCAAACCAACCTATTTGCTCTGGAGTGGCTAATATTCTTTGAGAGTTGGATAGATTTGGATTACCCTCTTCAATTATCCATGGTTTAACAGGATAGCCATTGATTTCTATATACTTCTCAGCATCCCTGAGGTTCTCTAGAGAATAGACAAATGGAATATGATCCTTCTTCATAGAGAGAAATAACAAATTTGAATAGTCTTCAGGCACATAGTGCTGAAAGACAAGCTTTGCTTCTATATACATAAATTCTTTGTTTAATGGTGGTGAAATTAAATAAAAAGCTCCAGATGTAGACACATCAGAGCGAAATGTAACCTAATATAGTCTATTAGCCTTACGAACAACATCATTCCATGATGCTTTTCCCTTGCATCCATATCCTGATGTCTTACAAGAACTAAACAATACAGCTGAAACTAACAATAAAACAATAATCTTCTTCATCTTTTAGATTTAAAATCATTGTCAAAACACTCTGAGAATACAACACCTAGAGTGACATTAATAAAAATAATAGCAAACACTACATATGGCACAGATTGTGCCACATCTGTGAATGAACCACCAAACACCCACACAATAGCAGGTAGAATGGAATAAATAATAACAAATAACAATGAGTACAATATAAACAGAACAAAGAATCTAAATAACTTTTCCATAACAAAATGATTTAATTGATTAATAAATAAATGATTCATATCCATCAGAAGAATGTTCATACAATGAATTAATCCATTCTTCTTCATAATCTTCAGCTCTCTTAATAGCATCATATAATGCTGTTGTGAGCTCTGAAGGTGTAGCAGATTGATTAACATTGTGAATAATGTCTAACAAGAGGCTTTCAAATGTCATAATTCCCCTCTGCACTCAGATGTATAATACATTACGCTGATATTCATATCTCTCTGTATAAATACAGACAGCCATCACAGAACGTGTTACATACACCATCTTAAACAGTATATAGGAGATATTAATTGGGCTGTACATTTATGTACTCGATAAGCCTCTCCAGGTTTCAACTGAGTCTATATGTGTATTATACATCTGTCAGCCCTTGGAAAGCTGAAATGGTGCATTAAAAACTCCCAATGTAGAAACATCAGGAGACAATCGATTACAACTATTCATTATCTTAAAAGAGCCCTGTTACAGACTCTTAAAATCTACGTCTACCATTATAATCAAACATCTCACTATCATAAGCAAGTTGATATTCTAATGATGAACAATTGACAACACTATCCCAATGTCTACCTTTAGATAGATATTCTCTATTGAATATATCAATAGCCTCATCTTCTGTGTTGGCTTTAATAATATTGTCTCCTGTCATATAAGGATCTAAATAGAATCCCTTATACCATGTAATCTTGTAACTAATCATAACTATTGGTTTAATTGGTGTGTTTCTGTTTCGACCCTCAATTAGGTCATCATCAGGCTAGACAATAGTCTAACGACAGAAGAGCCATATTTCTGATACACTTTAACAAATACATCAGATATATTTCCTTTCTCTAACTCTTCAATGATAAAATTTACTTTGTACATGTCTTTTGGTTTAATTGGTTAATAATGCTATATGTATTGCGATAGATTACTGATTTTCAACTGTCTATACATATGTATAACAGGCATGTTGTGTAATTACACCATCACATTTACCCTCTTTTCCCCCACCCAAACGTGACATATCACCCACCCATATATATAATATGATGTTTTGTTTAACGCAAACCTCAAAAAACCCGTGTTTATTCTATTCAACGTTAAACAAAATGAGTTCCCCACTGTGATTAGTGAGGAACTCATTAGTTTTAGAATGCGTTAGCAAGTGCAGAAATACTCTCGCTATCAAGGCTGTAGGATTTAACCGCTTGGTTAACCATAGCATTGATGCGTGCATCCAATGTTGCATCATCAACGTACGCTTGACCAAGTGCTTCAACAGTCTTGAAGATGGCAGTTGCTGTCAAACGGTCTTTAACACCAAACGTACCATCAGCATTAGCAATGGGTTTGCCATCAACACCAATGCGAGGTGCATAAGATTTCTCTTCTCCAAGAACGTAGAATGGAAAAGTTACAGCATCGCCTTTAGCATAACCCAAAGATTCCATCTGACGAGCAAAAATGTGAACTCTCTCACCTTTTGCAGTGTAACCGCTGAATGCACCACTTGCGCTGTAGTTACCGTTGTTAATTACATACTTGTTCATGTTATTCGATTTTATCAATTAGCGTTACATTGAATGGGGACATCCCCCAACCGCCTACTCTGCACTGGGGGTCTTAATTTGGAGTAACCTTCTCTCCCATCTATACAAAGGGTGGGGGCCTTAGAAAAAAAATTTTATAGATAGAGCCAGATTGACTCACAAGCCATTAATGGCCCTATTACAGAAATATTATTTGTTCATCTGTTCTATAGAGGTTAATTTTGGGGGAGGACGGGTGGGAATAGATTATTTATAAACATTGGTTATGATTGTTGTATATGTCTTGTTGTTTTTATTAATGCTCTCTATTGTTTGTGGGTTTATTGGTTCTGAAGAGATGACGATTGGATTGGAGCTTAATACGTTAAAGACTCCTTTCTTTAAAATTGGATTGTTCTCTCAGAGATATACACTTGAAGACGGTTCTGTAGAAGATGAGGTGGTTATAGGGTTGTTTTTTATTAATGTTGTTATGGTGTTTTGGAAAACTGTTGATGAAGAGGAAATTTAAGCATAATATAGCATTAGATAATTTAATTGTATTTGACAATAGATAATATACACCTATCTTTGTGTTAATTAAATATGGAAACGAATAGAAAAATAATAGGTCAAAAGCTAAAACGCTCATTAGCAGACAGTTATGTTATAGCTGAGAAATATTATACATTCTTGTCTATAGTGAATAATTTGAATTTGACAGAGAGGGAGATTCAATTAGTGGCTTTTACAGCTATTAAGGGAAACATCTCCTATGCTAACAATAGGCAGGAGTTTTGTAACAAACACAAAAGTTCAGAAGCTACGATATATAATATAATAAGCAAGCTTAAGAAAATAGGTGTCTTAGTGAAGGATGGGAATAAGGTGAAGGTCAATCCTGTTATTTCCCTAGATTTTGAAAGTAATCTTGTGTTAGAAATAAAGCTTACGCATGAACATTGACAGCAAGCCAAAGAGCATGTCTATGAAAGATTTCCTGATTAGGGTGCAGGCAGTGAAGATGATGAAGAGTGAGAAAACGATTGAGGCTGTGGTTAATCACCAGTTTCAGTCCACAAATTTGGCAATGAGGACAAACAACAGTGTGGAGCTTTCTGGATTTGGTAAGTTTTTCTTTAATGGTAAGAAAGCTCAAAAAAGATTAGATAGTCTTTATGACAGGAAGGTTTATATTGAGGAAGCTCTCAAAGATGAGCTTCTCACAGAACAACGAAGAAAGAGATATGATACAATGTTACAAAATGTTATATTGGACATCGAATTCTTAAAATCAAAAACCAATGAATTTCAGTCAAATTTACGAGGGATGGAAGAACAAGTTGATTCCAGCCTCGGACATGAAACAACAGATTGAGGAAGTTAGTAGGGAGAGATTGGATGTTTGTAGTAGGTGTCCTTATCAGTCTGAGAACAGGAAAGCTAACAACAAGAGATTTAGGACAATGAGACCAGATGTACATTGCACAAGTTGTGGGTGTACGTTGTCTGCCAAAACAGCTTGTTTGTCATGTAGCTGTCCTAAGGGATTTTGGACAGAGGTGCTGTCAGAAGATGATGCTGAACAATTAAAGATTGATGTTGATGGAAAACATGAAGATTAGAAAGATTGATCTTGAGACGCTAATAGACATTCTTACAGACATATATAATAAAGGAGTGGACTATGTAGACATTATTGGTATTGCTGGAGATGAGCAAGATTCTCTTGCTGTTTCTTTCTCTAAAGAATACATGTCACAAGAACACGCCAACAATTTTGATAATATTGATTCAGACGACAGCTTGTCTGACGAAGATTTAAACCAACTATTATGAACCCAGCAGTAGAAGCATGGATTGTTATTGAGAAACTTGGAGCATTGGTAGCAACGCCTGGAGTTTCAGAAGATGTAAAGGTGTCAGCTAATGAACAAATTAAAAAGCTTATTGATGATGTCATATCTCCAAGCCTGTCAAAGCTTTCAGCAACGTCAGCAGGACTGTTAATTAGATGATCCATGAGTAGGAAAACCAGTTATTACAACCAGGCAATGCATATATTGCAAGACTTACATAAATCCTATCCAGAATATAACATGGGTAGGCACATTGCTACAGCTCTAGATGGGTATGGTGATGTGTGGGGATTGTCAGACAAGGAATTGACATTTCTGTTAGGTAAATATAAAACAAGGCTCGATCTTGACATTCCACATATGATAGATGGTGACATAGATGAGATTATGAGGGGAGGAATGGATCTTGACAGTTTATTTAAAGAAGAAGACAATGAATATTAAAGAAAACCTCGAAGAGAATCTAACTTACAAGTCTGAGCCTACACAATCAATTAATGATTATTTGTCTCTTTCAGATGAAACTATAGATGGTGAAAGAGAACTACTCTCAAAGCTAAAACAGCTGTATTATGACAGGAGAGCAGAAGCTAATCTACAAATAATTAAGTTAAGGGCTGAAGTGGATAACATTAATAAAAAACTAGAGGAGCTATAATGGCAACTATTAAGAAAACTACATACATTAATACAGAGCTTGAATGGGCTGAAGAACAGCTTAAGAGCTGGAGGGCATATGTTGATGCTAATCCTCTCCATGAGTTGAAGGACAGGATTGAGTGGAAACCTACAGCTAAAGGAGGAATGCTCCCTATGGTGATAGCATCTATAGAAGCTCAAGGCAAGTTTGTTCAGGAAACTATGAAGAACTACTTAGCATTGGTTGAAGTGGTGGACAAGCTGAGGAAGATGGAAGAAGCTAAAGTGGAAGTGAGAGGAAAGGGTGAGTTGGGGTCTATGGCTGAAGAGTTTTTGAAAAATAGGAAATGAGTTTACAATCTATAGATTATAAAGACTGGTTTATTAATCAGCCACGTATTCCTGACAGAGAAAGTGAGGAATATTCGGCATTCTTTAATTTCCATAAGAATATTTGTCTAAATGGTGCTATGATGGGAGGGGTTTACATAAACCCTTTTTTGTATTGGCATCTCAACTTCTGGAATACAGAAGTGGATATTATAGATGAGCGTGGACGTATTTCTCAGAAATATGCCAATCCCTATCTACGTGATAATGAGTGGGTGATAACAAATGAGATAGATAGGGCACAGAACGAAAAGAAAGGACTGGTTATTCTTGGGATAAGACGTTTGGCTAAGTCAGTTATTGAAAGTTCATATATTGCTTGGGGAGCTACATTTGATGAGAACAGTCAGAACATTATTGCTGGATTGAATGCTCCAGATATTAAGCTGATTACAGATAAGATTGACAAGGGACTAAACTTCCTTCCAGAAGCTTGGAGATGGCAGAGAATTGAGGACAATTGGAAGAATCAAGTGAGTCTTGGAATCAAAACAAAATCAGGAGAAAGAATTCCATTCTCCCAGATCCTCATTCGTAACTTGGATGAAGGTAATAATGAAGAAGCAATTGCAGGTACAAAACCACGTAAACTGATTATAGATGAGATTGGTAAAGGAAGTTTTCTTAGAGGATTTCAAGCAGCTGTGCCAGGTTTTACAACACCATTTGGATGGGGTTGTTCTCCTATCCTTACAGGTACAGGTGGTGACATGAAGAGATTTATGGATGCAAAGAGCTTAATGTTCGATGTAGACAATTTTAACTTCCTTACATATAATAATGAGAAAGACACGTCTAGAGTGCATGGGCTCTTCATTTCCTACAAATATAGAATGGAAGCCAAAGAGCCAACAACCCTTGGTGCGTTCCTTGACCAACCAGCTGATAGCGATCTACACAAAATATCTATGCTGGTCAGCAATGAAGACAAGGCTAAAGAAATAACTACAAACAATCTAGAACGTCTAAAGAAAGCTGGAGATAGGGTGGCTTACCTCAAGGAGAAGATGTACTATCCCATGGAAGTGGATGACATATTCTTGAATGAGGACACTAATATATTTGATATTGAGGCTGCTAAACGTCAGAAAACCAGACTGTTAAACCAAGAACGTACAGGAACACCTATTATTCTATTCTCTGATGGAGAGAAGATTGGGCATAATTTTACAGACAAAATGCCAATTAGTAACTTCCCTCTAAAGAATAGTGACATGAAGGATGCTCCTGTAGTTGTGTATGAATTCCCTATTGCCAATCCTCCCTATGGATTGTATGTAGCAGGAGTCGATCCCTATAGACAGGGACAATCAGCATATAGCTCTTCTTTAGGAGCAGTTTATGTTTATAAACGAATGCATGATTTGACAGGAGAGAAGTATCAAGATATGTTTGTAGCTTCGTATGTAGCACGTCCTGATAAGAAGGACACATGGGAAGAACAGGCTAGGCTTTTGATTAAATTCTATAATGCCAGAACGCTTTGTGAGAATGATGACATCTCATTCATAGAATATATGAAAGCTAAGGGAGATGGGCATTATTTAGAGAAACAACCGCAGTGGTTGATGGAAATTGTGCCTAACACCACTGTAAAGAGAGAATATGGAATTCATCGTTCGTCTCAGAAAATAATTGACTATCTTCACAACTGTTTAAAGAAATACACAGAAGAAGTGATCATGATTGAGAAGGATGAACATGGAAATCTAATTAGAGAGGCGACAGGAGTGAGTAAGATATTTGATCCTGTTCTTCTAGAAGAAATTATACAATATAACGATCAAGGTAACTTTGACCGTATTGTAGCAGCAGAACTAGCCATTGCTCAAGCACTGAAGATGGATCCTATAATGGGTAAGATTGGAGGTTCAGGAGATGAAAGAGTGGCAGCATTATTTGCAAAAAAACATCCTGGGAGTAAGTTGTTTGACACTTCCTCATCAGGATTATTTGGAACTAAACAACGTAAACTTTTTACATAATGGCAATAATTAGATATACAAAGGACGCAACGATTAGGTATGCCTACCTTAATATATTTCCTGATCAGTTTAAAACTGAAAAAGAAAAGAGAGATGAAAGCTGGATTAAGAACACTATGGACTACTTTGCTAACAAGGCATATGCTGAGTATGTAAAGAACAGGGATACATTTGTTAAGAACTATGATCTTGTAAAGGGAATCCTTCGCATGGAAGACTTTTACCAAGAGCCAGAGGTGAGGAGTTTTACAGAAACACTTACAAGAAATCTTGAACTTCCTGCTTATGTAAAACATTATTCCATCATCACTACACCAATTAACGAACTTGTTGGTGAAATATCTAAGCGTCCTGATGCATTCAGGATTAAAGCATTTGATGACGACAGCCAGTCTGAAGAACTTGAATATAAAACAGGCATTCTTCAAGAATATGTAATAAACCAGGCAAGGCAAAAGATTATGGAAAAAGTTGCCATGTCTGGGGAAGAAATTGAAGATGAGCAGATTCAACAAATGACAATGGATGAGGTGAAAGATGAACTTGACTCTTACACATCTATTGCAGAAAAATGGGCTAATCATATTCTCACATGTCAAAAGGCTGACTTCAATCTCAAAGAAAAGTCAGAAGATGCATTTAGAGATATGCTTATTTCAGCTAGGGAGTTCTATCACATTTATGAGGACAACTCAAAGGTGGGGTATAACATCGAAGTGGCTAATCCAAAGAACACTTGGTTCCTCACTACACCAGACAGGAAGTATATTTCTGATCCTACAGGTAGAGCACAAGGTGCATATGCTGCTGGTACAGTGCAAGTTATGGAATTGTCAGAAATTATTGAGGCTATTCCTGACCTTACAAAAGATGAAATAGACCATCTGAGAAGTTCTCTCCAAGACTATGGATTGATTAATGTTCGTGAGTCTAATCTAGGAAACTCTAACGTTGCTCCTGGTATTGATTCTGTTACATACGATACATACGATCCTCTTGTTCTTCAGACAAGAATGATGATTGAATCTGAGATGAAGGAAAACAATGATGGTTTGAAAGACTTCTTAGGACTAACATCTAATGTAAGCTCATTTGGATATAAGTATGTAGTTGTAAGATGCTATTGGATTTCTAAGAGAAAGATTGGTAAACTCATCTATCTAGATGAAATGGGTAACGAACAATCTGTTCTTGTAGATGAAAACTATAAAAGCAAAACTATTCCTACAGAACAATCTTTGGAATGGGGATGGATTAATGAGTGGTATCAAGGAACTAAGATTGGTCCAGACATCTACCACATTAAACCTTATAAGCTTTTAAATTATTGCCCCATTATAGGAATAACCTATGAGGTTAAAAATACAGAAGCTAGGTCATTGGTTGATTTAATGAAACCTTTCCAAGTGTTGTACAATGTTTGTATGAATCAGCTTTATAAACTTCTTGAGAAGGAAGTGGGTAAAGTTTATTTGACATCTATCAGACACATTCCTATTCCTAAGGATGGTGACGCACAAGATGCTTTGGATATTTGGGAAATGGAAGCAAGGAATAGAGGTGTGATGTTTATTGATGACTCTCCAGAGAACCTCAAGAGCCCATCAAGCTTCAATCAGTTTAGAGATATTGACCTTACACGTACGCAGGAGATTCAATCTCGTTATCAACTTGCTATGCAGTTGAAGACTGAGTGTTGGGAACTTGTAGGTATGTCTAGACAAAGAATGGGATCTATTTCAGCTAGTGAGTCTGCTACAGGTACAAATGCTGCACTTGCACAGAGCTATTCTCAAACAGAACCTCTTTTTGTAGCACATGAATATGTTTTGATGCAATTGTATCAAGCAATCATTGATGCATCATTATATGTAGAAAGTAAAAAACCTCAGTCTACTCTATCTTACATCACCTCTGAAGGAGAATCTGCATTTGTATCAGTGAATGGTACAGACCTCAGATTCCGTGATCTTAAAGTGTTTGCTACAAATCGTCCTGAGGATAAGAAGATGTTCGAAGAAATCAGAGGACTGTCACAAGCTGTTATACAGAACGGAGGATCACTCCACGATGTAATAGAGCTCTATTCTACCAACTCAATAAGAGGAATGAAGAAAGTGTTCAAGACATTGAAAGAAAGGCAGGAACAGCTCCAGGATCAACAAATGCAGCAGCAACAACAGCAAATGGAACAACAGCAACAAATTGCTGAAGCCCAAATGCAACAAGCTCAAGTTCAAAATGAACAGAAGCTTGCAAATGAAAATTATCAAAAAGAACTTGATAGGATTAATAAGAAAGAGATTGCCATAATCCAAGCTACAGGATTTGGTAAAGTGGAGAGTGAGGATATTAATCAGAATGCAGTTCCAGATGTTCTTGAGATGAGTAGGTTTGCAAGTGAGGAAGCTAAAGCTGCAAAAGACTATCAACTCAAAATGTCTGACATTCAATCAAAGAATACACTAGCTGCTCAAAAACTACAAGTGGAGAAAGAAAAACTACAAGTGGATAGAGAGAACCAAGCAAATGACCTTGCTATTGCTAAAGAGAACGCTAAAGGAAGATCTAAAAAATCTAAATAATGCTAGAGTTTCGTAACCCCATCCCTGTTGTTGTAGAAAATGATAGGGATGGATATGCGATTTATGTAACAAACGGTGGAAGTTTTGAGAACGATGTATGGTGTGTAGTGTTATGTGATGGAGGAGAAGTGAGACATTATCTATCAAATCAAATAAGAATGTACGCTAACGCAACACTTGATATTAAAAAATTATATAATGTTTGATAGACTTATAGACGTAATTACAGAATGGTGGGCATATCTCATGCCTGCTATTATTATTCCTAATTATGAGGAGGCTGTACTTCTTAGGAATGGTAAGTTTATAAAAGTGCTTGGACCAGGGTTCCACGTGAAACTTCCTGTATTTGATGAAGTGATAAGTCATCACGTTGTTGTTACAACATTAAGTCTCCCTGCTCAATCATTATATACAAAAGACAAACAGAACATTGTTGTCAAAGGAGTGGTTAAATACAAGATAGCAGACGTAAAGATTTTCCTACTTGAGGTGTTTGATGCACAAGATGCATTGGCTGACATGACACAAAGTATAATTAAAAACATCATCATCACCACGTCCATAGAAGAATGTTTAGATTTAGAACTAGATAACATTCTTACAAAGAAAGTTAGGGTGGAAGCAAGGAAGTGGGGAGTTGAAATT